GTGACTTCCTTATACTGGGAAAAGTCTTTTGGACCTCCAGTTACAAGGAATTGTGTTGAAGATAACTTCTGTTCTTCTATTTGTTGTATGAGCACGTCATAGACGGTTTTAGCCATAATTATCCTTTGTTCATAGTTTTAAGTATGTCAATATTTTTTCGATCTTCTTTATCTTTCTTGTCGGTTGCTAACTTAACGTTGTCTTTTTGAGCTTGTATAAATAGTTCAGCTTTATCCATTTTAAGATCTTCTTTGTCTTTAGCCGCTTTTAACTGTAGCTCTGCTTTTTTGACAGCTAAGTCATCAGCGTCTTTTTTAGTTTTACGTTGAACTTCTGCTTGTTTAATTTGAAGTTCTTGTTGTTGCATCTGTATTACAGGATCTTTAGCTTGCTGTTGCGCTTGCTGCTGCGCTGCTTGTTGTTGATGTGATTGGGTAAGTTCTTTACCTGCTTCAGCTACTAATCTAGCTAAGTCTATTTCAACTTCTTCTGGTAACTCTGCATTTGGTGCAGGTAATGGTACACCTAATCGCTCTTCTATCTGTTTACGATAATTAAATCCTAGATGCTCAGCTATATGCGCTTGTAAGGAAGCCATTATTTGTTGCGCTTGCGGGTTTTGCCCTATCATTTTTGCAACAGCTGGGTCTTGCATAAAAGACATATGCGTTTGTATATGAGCATCGTGGTCTTGGTATATAAAAGCTTTCATAGGTTTACCAACTAATGCGTTCATGTTCTCACTGATTGGATCCGCAGGCTTTATATCATCTTTTATAGGAACAAGTTTGTCTGCGTTCTTTACGCCTAGTACTTCAATCATCTGCCTGTGCAACTGCGGTAAGTCATATATCTGCGGTGCTTGACTAGACATTTGTAACACAGCCTGATATTGCACAACTCTTTGCGCCATAGTGGAACTGTTAGGATCACTTACAGGTATAACTTCAACCATTTCGTAATCAGATTGTCTAGCACCAACCTCGCCTCTTAGAGGTTGATATGAATACTCCGCTGGCGCGTATTCTGCTAATAAAACTTTGAGGAGTTTAAACTCTTGTTTCATAGCATAGTGAACGCGAGCTTGTACCGCAGCCATAGGCTTTAGAGTCCGCTCAAGGAGTGCCAGCGTTGTGCCAACTGGAGCATTAGCTGACATGTCTGAGATATTCATATCGCTAATTGCGCCTAGTCTTCGGCCTTCTGTAGTAATCTGATTAAGCAAAGCTAGTAGAGTTTGACTAGGTTCCTTATATGGGAGTGGCATAATGTTGTCACGTATACTACCACTTGGTACGTCAACATCTTTAAATTCTCCAGGTTCTATAGGGGTGTCGTCACCCTTAATACGCAGTCCGCGAGATTTCAGCCCGCCAGGGAGATTGGACAATGTGCCTGCATCCACGAGCTGACGTATTAAGGATGTACCCGCACGAGCGTATCCACCTATTATGTGTATAAGTCCTAACCCGTAAAACCCAAAACCTGGGACGTACACATAGTGTACAAAGTGTTGTCTTTTTAATTTAAGTTCGTCATCGGGGTTCCAGTTTCTACGAATAGATAACACTTCGTTAGAACCACGCTCGATACTAACAACGTATGGTTTAGCAATTTCATCGTCTGAATCGTCGATACCTTCAATAACAAGATCAGCGTGCACTTCATATATACTGTGTCTGTCATCATCAGTAAGAGAATAACCACCTTCTTCGGCTTTACGTTCTTCTATATCAGTATGAAACGCCTGTGGTTCTCCTAAGTCTATGTCACGATAAAACTTGTTTGCCTGTAGTTTTCTCATTTCATTCTTAGTCTTACGCATTACGTGTGTAACACGTTCTGCTGTCTCTATGTGCGAAGCGCCATAAGGTACTACCACGTCCTCGGCAGGTATATACAGGGCAACCTGTCTACCTAAGTTAGGATCATAATAAACTTTTTTAAACGACGAACCTGCTAAACCTAAACTATAAAGTAATCGTTCATGCTCGGGTCTATACTCGACCATATTCTCAGTTAACTCGTAGTTCATGTCAGCCTTAACACGGGCTGCGGCTTCGTCTTTTTCTTTTGTCTCTTCTCCAAGTACTTTAATTCTGACAGGTCCTGCTGCAGGAAATGTCTCACTCATAGTTTCAGCTTGGAATCTTATAGCGGCTTCTGCAAGTACTGTTGAGTATACTCCACAAGCTCCTTCCCAAGGTTCTGTACGTTCTTCGTACTTAAACCCTAGAACATCTAATCCTTTAACAAATGTGTCTGCCCAATCTTTACGACTATCAAAGTCACTGTCCACTAAATCAATGAGATCATCAGCCAGTATGGATAACTCGTCTTCTTCCATCTCTTCGGCAATGTTGGCGTTAAACCCACCCTTTTCAGTGTCTCCTCCAGGAATTATAGTAACCTCTACGCTACCATCATCTAGTGTAACCATGTCGGGGTTTACGATTTCAATCTCAAGATCAGCTTCAGGCATTTCACCTGTTTCTAAAATCTCTTCTTCTATACCCATCGGAGCAGGGTTTAACCCTTTTTCTATTGCCATTAGTAAAATCCACTTCCTCTACGTTTAAAGTATCTAGTCTCTTCTGGTTCGTCACTAGGTAATCTTATAAAGCCACCCTGTCTAAATCGCATTAATGCCATAACAGTTGAGTCAACTAAGTCATCATGACTCATAAATGGAAATCCTGCAATCTCTTCTATAACTTCTTCTCCCCAGCGTGTATCTGGAACCCAACATAACCCCGAGGCTACGATATCAGATACGGAGTTTAATCTTGCTAACTTGTCGCCTGACCCTCTATGTGGTGTGTATTCTTGTACGGGCAATCCCATACGTCTCATTTCTTGGTAAAGCGCAGTACCTGAACTTTTCTTCTCCACTATGAACGCATCTGGATCCCATTCTGCATATTCTTCCATTGCTAATTCTTTTAGCTCTGGGAACTCCATACGCTTTTTTATACTATTTAGCAATATAATATTATACGCGTCAATCTCTTCGTTAAGAAAAACTCCCCATGTAGTCAATGCCGTATAGTCAGCTCTGTTGTGTTTCTCTGCCGCAGCGTCAAGTGACATGATAATATATTCACATGACGGAGGTTCTTCTTTAGTCCACCTATTCCACCATTCTCTTTTTACAAGAGCCGCTTCTTCTGCGGTGGGTTCTTGCTGGTACTGAGCGTTCCACTGAAACACAGGCATAGATGCTTTAGTACGTAACAACGCTTCTAAATCAAAAAACTCAGGCCATAGTGGTTTCTGCTCTGATTTCTTAGTCTTCTTATTAATAGTGTCTAGTATAGCAGGAAACTCTACAACTTCATACTGGTCAGCTCTTTCGTTCTGCCCCATGTCTTTAGTCACACGTCCTGTCAAATCATCCATGTGCCAACGCGTTTGTATAATAGCCACACGCCCGCCAGGCATTAGTCGCGTTCTCGCTCCATAGGTAAACCACTCATATGCTTTTTCAAATACACCAAAGTTTCCGTTAATGACATCTTGCTCGGAATGGGGATCGTCAACGAGCAGGAGGTCAGCACCACGACCAGCAATAGATGAGCCGATACCACACGCATAATATTCTCCCCCTGAGTTTGTATTCCATCTTCCCGCTGACTTAGAGTCTGATGCAAGCTGCACCGTTGGGAAAATGGCTTGGTATTCCTCTGTGGAGATAAGATTACGTACTTTTCTTCCAAAGTCTACCGCTAAATCGGTAGTGTGTGATACCATCATAACTTTCTTATTAGGGTTCCTACCTAAAAACCACGCTGGAAAGAATATTGACACCAACTGGGATTTACCATGTCTAGGGGGTATATTTACGCAAATTCTGTCTTTCTTACCCTGCTCGATATCCATTAACATGTTAGCGAGCATCCTGTGATGCTTACCTACAATGTAATCGTGCTGCATATGTTTACAAAACGCTATAAGATCGTCGTACACAGCCTTGTTGTGCTTCCGTTTTCCTAGTTCATCAACTAGTGTATCTATTTCCTGTACTTCTTCAGACGAATATTGGTCTAAGTTAGCCAACATAATGCTTATTTCGTCCTCAGAGAAGTCGATAACGGCTTTACTCATCTTTTGTTTTCCAAAAGTACTCGTCTGTGTCGCCTAATCGCGTTAAATTACCATTTTCTACCTGATACTCTACTGTACTAACCTTAAAATCAGGAGTTAAGGGCTCTTGTGGGGTCAAAGAGTTGTCATAAACCCTCATTCTGTTGTTAGGATACAGGCAAAACTGCCCATTATCTAGTTTTAACAGGTTATGTGACTTGTGTTCCGCTGGTGTTTCGCTGGTGCTGTAGTCTACAGCGTTTATATCTGAATGATAGTTATCCAACGTACACACATAAGAACCTGTTAGTGGGCCATGATCTCTACTTAATACCTGAAAGTCCATTGAGCCGATGAATTGCTTATAAACAGCAACGACACCATAATCCATGCAATTCCAAAATTGCAAATTATTAAGCGGAAGATCAGGCGATGGAGTTTTCTTTTTGTGAAGAAACGCGCTGATAGGTAGCTTATCAAACAGAGCACCATATTCAGGTAAATAAGTTTCAAAGTAAAACGCCCGTCCAGGAATAGATTTAGCACTAACCCAGACTCCAGCGACAAATTCCCCATGTCCATCTTTGTGATCCCTTAAATATTCTTTTCTAACCCACACATCTTTCGAGGGTAAATTACAAATAAGCTCACTCATCCTTTTCTATACCTAACTCTTTATCTAAATCAAACGACTCTCCGTCAATTACAATAGGCTCTTGGCTTCTATCATCTTCTACCTTAACTAACTTGTTTAACTTAACGCGTAACTTCTCACGCAAATCGTCAGTGGATTGATGAGTTACTGTAATCTCGGACTTTTCTGCAAACAAGCTAACGTCAGACATCTTACCTAAAAGCTCCAAAGCTCTAATACGAACTTTAGGGTCAGGGTTCTCGGTCTCTAACAATAACTTATTAGTGACAAGATGACGTATGTGAGTGGCGCTCTCCACAACAGACTGACCGAATTCTTTTAGTATATTGTTAGTTAACACAAGACTTGCAGGTGTAAGAGTGGCTGCTTTCTTTGCAGTAATTTTTTTAGATGTATCTTCAGGATTGTCTGCGTAGGCAACGGTTAGTTTTGCTGCAATGTCTTTGTCTTCTTTAGTGGGTTTTAGGTCTAGACCATGTTTCTCAAGTTCTAGTGCGGACTTAGCGGCATGTTTTGTGCGCGTCTTCAAATCTACAGGTGGCAGATTGGGCGAAAACTCAATACCTAGTTCAGGTTCTACTACTATAGTCATATGTTCTCATCGCAGGTTGTTAACCGTTGATTCATATATATACATAAAAAAAATTTTTACAAGTGATAATAAAATTACTATGGGGGGGTTCCCCTATATAGAGGGGGTGGGGGTAGAATTTGAGAAAAAAACGATTTGTTTATGGAAAGTAGTAATATAAGAGTAAATAGGAATCATAACACACATAAGGGTGCATGGGGGTAGGGTAGGGCAAGAATAAACACGTTTTTGACTATATACCTATTGTGTAACAAGTTATAACATGGTCTAACTTACTTATCGAAAGAGGCTTATCTCTTTTGTGTTTTATGGAGTTCTTTATGAACCATATTAAAAACGTAGGTAAGACTACACAAAATCTTAAGACTGCTACTGTTGGACATAACTCAAAGATCGTTACGCTCAGCGCACCGAAAAAGGTAACAGCAAAACAGCTTAAGGAGTTAAACTTTAAGCAAGGAACGGCTTTGCTCAATGAGAATAGAGACGGCTTAATTGAGTTCTCAGCTAGTGTAGTTCATGGTGAGGCTAAGCAAGAGAGTTTGATAGAGCAATTCTTCAAGGCAGGCTTTAAAGCTATTATGTTAGCTTCCCCGAATGATAAGAAAGTAGGCAAGAAAGGGGAAAGTCAAAAGTCAATTAAAAGCAAGAATGTTTTTATTACTGTTAAGCAATGGGATGACTTACATGCTGACATGGTAAAGACCTTTACTGAGGAAGTACAAACGGCTCTCAGATTACCTACTGAGGCAAGGTCTGACTTTCAGTCTTACTTACATGAAAGATGGAAGAGAAAGAGTTCTTCTATTATTTCTACAATAGCAAGAGGATTGCAGCTTAAGGAGGACAAAGCCAAGGCTCTTGAAGATGCGAATGAGAGAGAAGCAAAAGGTTTAAAGCCTATCGTCAAGGCTTCCAAGAAACCTTCTAGAAATAGAACACCTCAACAAGTGTTTTACGATAACATCAATCAATGTGTTAAGATTGTGCAAGAGCATGAAGCTGAGTTAAAGATTGCTCAGCCTAACGATCTTATAACAAGCTTAAGATTAATGATTACTAAGTTTGATAAGAAATCATTCTAAACAAAAACAAGTTAAGGTATAGCAATTATGCTATACCTTTTTTTAACATGGAGAATACAATGGATAAGTTAAACTTATTATATCATCAATTAAAACGTCGTCGTAATATTAACAAGCTAGATCATAAGCTAATGGGGAAAGTATTATTTTGTTATGATACCGCTAAAGTAGTAACAACTACTCAATGGATAAAAAGAAATAAGACTGACGCAAGTATTATTTTATTTGCTTTATTTATGCCATTACTTTTTATCGTGGATTACTTTTATCCATTCTTAAACTTATAATAACTTGGAGGGCTTTTTAGCTCTCCTTTTTTTTCGCCCAAAATTTATTGAAACC